TGGTGCGTGGAGACCACGACCATGTACGCCCCTGGCGAGGAAAGCGTGGCCGAGGGAACGCACGCTTACGCGCAAATGGTGGCCGAGGGCCGCACCAAAGATTCGGCGCTGCTGTTCGACCACAAGCAGGCCGCCGCCAAGTGGAGCGTCAAGAATAAGCGCGACCGCTTGTCTGGCTTGCGCGAGGTGTACGGGCCAGCTGCTGAGTGGATGGACCTGGACGCCATCGCCGAGTCCTACGACGACCCGCAAACCTCCGAGGCCGAGTGGCTGCGCTACTGGTTCAACCAGCCGATCAGCCTGCAGGGCCAATGGCTGCCGCAGGCGGCCTGGGATGAGTGCCATGACGGGCGACCGATACCTGACGGCGCCGACGTGGTGCTTGGCCTGGATGGCTCTTATTCCCGTGACGCCACCGCCTTGGTCGCTGTGCAGATGGGCGAGTTCCCGCACCTGTCGGTCGTCGGCATGTGGGAGCGGCCACCAGGGCAACCTGAGTGGACGGTGCCCATCCTCGATGTGGAAGAAGCCATCAGAACGGCGTGCCTGCGCTATCAGGTGCGCGAGATCACTGCCGACCCTCACCTGTGGTCAAGGTCGCTGGAGTTACTTGCCAGCGAGTCGTTACCTGTAACGGAGTTCCCGCAGTCGGCCTCGCGCATGACGCCGGCCACCCAGCGCTTCACCACGATGGTGCTGGAACGCCAGATGACGCACGACGGCAACCCAGCGCTGACGCGCCACGTGTCCAACGCCGTGCTGAAATCCGACGCTCGCGGCGTGCGCATCTACAAGGAACACAAGAACAGCGACCGCAAGATTGACGCCGCCGTCGCTTCCATCATGGCGCTGGAGCGCGCCATGCAACACGTCGAGGCTCCTGCTGAGCCTGAACCATTCTTTATCAACTAGGAGACCGCATGGGCACCGTGCTGCAAATTGCCGGCATTGCCGCTGTGGTCGCTGGTGCCGCGCTTATCGCCCCCGCTGCTGGCTTCATTGTCGGCGGCATCGCCTGCGTCCTGCTGGGTGTCGCGGTTGAAACCGCGAACAGGAAGGACCGCTAATGCTGGGACGGTTGCTGGGTTTGGGCGAGCAGCGCGCCATTTCTTACCAATCGCTGTTTGCTGCTGGCGCGGATATTGCACCGCGCACGCCAGCGGGAACCGTTATCAACCAGGACACTGCGCTCAAGGTTGGTGCTGTCTACTCGGCGGTGCGGTTATTGACGGACACAATTAGCACGCTGCCTGCCGATAGTTACATTCGACAGGACGGCCAGCGGCGACCTTTCCGTCCTAAGCCGATGTGGCTGGACAACCCCGACAGCGGCACCACCCGCGAGGATCACGTCGCCCAGGTGATGATGTCGCTGCTGCTGGACGGCAACGCCTTTGTGCGCGTGTATCGCGCACAGTCGGGACGCAACGCCGGCCTGCCGACCGCGCTGGTGGTTCTTGACCCCACGAAGGTGGAGGTGCGCCGCCGCGCTGACGGCGAGGTCGAGTTTCTATTTGACGACCGCGTGACGATCAGCCGCGACGACATGCTGCACATTACCGAGATTAAGCGCCCAGGTTCGCTGCGCGGCATCTCGCGCATTGAGCAGGTCAAGGACACCCTTGGCATTGCGGCAGCCATGGACGAGTTTGCGGGCCGTTTCTTTGGTCAAGGCTCAGTCACCTCGGGCATCTTGGAAACGCCGTCGATGCTCACCAAAGAGCAGGCCATGCAGCTCAAGGACACGTTTGAGGCAACTCACCGCGGCGTGTCCAAGTCGCACCGCATCGGCATCCTGGGCGGCGGTGCCAAGTTCGTCAAGACGGGCGTGGACCCTGAGCAAGCGCAGATGCTGGAGTCGCGGCGCTTTGCGGTCGAGGAAGTGGCGCGGGTGTTCCGTATCCCGCAGCACATGCTGCAGGTCGCTGCCCCTGGCGTGCAGTCCTACGCGAGCAACGAGGAAAACGCCATCCAGTTCAGCGTCTACACGCTGCGGCCCTACGTGGCCAAACTGGAGGCGGCTTATTCGCGGCTGCTGCCGGGTGAGGCGTTCATCAAGTGGAACATGGACGGGTTGCTGCGCGGTGACCTCCAGAGCCGTTACAGCGCCTACAGCACGGCCCTGCAGTCGGGTTTCATGTCCATCAACGACGTGCGCCGCCTGGAGGACTTCCAAAGCGTGGATGGCGGCGAGGCGTACCGCGTGCCGCTGGCTAACGTGAACGTGGAGGCCGCCAACATCACCGAGCAGGAAAAGCGCGTGATGATGCTGACCCGGTTGGTGCAGTTGGGCTTTGACCCCGCCGACTCACTTAGTGCTGTCGGTCTGCCGGGCATCGAGCACACGGGCCTGCCGACCGTGCAGTTGCAGTCACCCGAGTTGCTTAGCCCTGGCGATCCTGAGGCTGGCTATCCCGTGCGCGACCTTGACCCTGACGAGTTTGCCAGTGCTGTGTCTGATGCGATTCGCGGCTTGCCTGCCCCTGTCATCAACGTGCAAGTGCCTGAGCAGCCAGCGCGCAGCCGCAAGATTCGGCGCGACGCGGCGGGCAACATCAGCGATATCGTGGAGGAATAATGGCGCTCAACGACAACGGCTTGAACGCCCAGGTGGGCGGCCTGACTGCCGTGGCTGGTTACGCCTCACTGCACACCGCTGAGCCGAACGCATCAGGCAGCAACGAGGTCACGGGCGGCAACTACACCCGCGAGGCGATCACTTGGGCCGCCGCAAGCGGTGGCACAGCGGTATCAGATGCCGAGATTGTGTTTGACGTTCCCGCTAGCACCACGATCACACACTTGGGCTACTGGTCGGCCACGACCGCTGGCACGTTCTACGGCTACCGCGCCTTGGACACGTCGCAGACTTTCGCCAACGCAGGCACCTACACCATCGCGGCTGGGAACCTGTCCGAGTCTGTGTCGTAACCGATGGCTGGGCTGTTCACCCTTGACAGCGAAACGCTGGGTGTCCTTGACACCGACGTGCTCGGCGGCCAGGGCACAGGATTCGCTACTGGCTCAACTAGCAGCCAAGGCACCGCAACAGGGGTCCAGGGCTTCCCTGGTGCCGTCACGGGTGCGTCATCGAGCGCGGGCAGTGCATCAGGTGGCGCAGGCCTTGTCGGTTCTGTGGCTGGCTCACAGTCCAGCGCCGGCACGGTGGTGGGCGTGGAGAACGCCAACGGCTCGGTTGCGGGATCGCAGGCGAGCGCGGGTGCTGCGGATGGTGCCCCTGGTCTAACGGGTGACGTTATTGGCTTCAGTGTCAATGGTGGCGCTGCTGGTGGCACGCCTGCCATCGCGGGCACCTGTACGGGTTTCAGTACATCTAGCGGTTCGGTCACGGGCACGACACCAACACCACCGCCGCCGACACCTACGCCCAAGAAGGGCGGCGGTCGTCGCGTCTACGTTCAGCCACCTCGACGTGAGCCGATTGTCGCTAGCGGCAGCACGTCAGGCGCTAGTACCTCGCAGGGACGCGCACGCGGTCACAGCGGGCTAGTTGGTGGCTCGGTCGGTAGATCAACCGCACGTGGAAGTTGTCGCGGCACAAGCCGCCTGAGCGTGTCACCGATTCGTTTGCACATTGACCATGACGGCCTGCGGCGTAAAGCCGAGGACGAGTTACTGCTGTTGGAGTTCACATGACGATAAGCACCAGCCTGGTCACATTAGGCACGGCTGCGCAGTTGGTCGTGGATAACGCAGCAGAACCTCAATTCGTGACGTTGCACAACATGACTAAAAGCAGCAACGAATACATCTACTACGGCAACGAAACAGTCAGCACAGGAAATGCGCCACACATTGATCCAGGCGAAACCATCCAGCTGCGACTACTGGCCACTGAACGGCTTTACGCTCTAAGTGATCCAGCAGGCCTGGAGTTGGGCATCTTTATCCAAAGGCAGCGCTGATGCCGTACTACATCAGCAACAGCAACCCTGACTGCTCAGGCTGGGCAACCGAAAAGGATGACGGCGAAGTGATGGGCTGCCACAGCACCAAGCAGGCAGCCATCGACCAAATGGTTGCGTTGTCACTTGCCGAGGACATGGAGCCTGGCGGCGAGCGCGTGGACTCAGTGCCGGAATACATCCAGGCAGCGGCAGCTCGTGGCCTAGAACTTAACCGCGAGGG